CCCTCAGCCTCAGCCCTCAGCCCTCAGCCCTCAGCCCTCAGCCCCTGCCTTGCTTGCCTCAGCCCTCAGCCCTCAGCCCCTGCCTTGCTTGCCTTAGCCTCAGCCCTTGCCCTTAATTTTCGATCGAAACTTGTTATGAAGCTGTTATCAAAATGTTTGGGTTAGCCTTGTGTTGTTGCTCACTAGGCACTAAGTTAGTAAGTGTTAGGTAATCACCTAACCTAAATGAGAGGCTCCAAAATGTTTGTTATTGAATTCCTAATCACAGTTCTAACTTTTGTATTTGAGTTGGCTATGTCTATTGTGTATGGGGTTGCTTGGTTGCTGGTTGGTTGGCAGTTGGCACTTATGGGAACCCCTGTCCCTAGTTGCTCGATTTGCCTCTGGTAATCACCTAGCCCCTAACTAGCCCCCTTAGAGATAAGGGGGTTTAGTTTTACCCCTGCCCTCAGCCTCAGCCCTAGCCCCTGCCCTGCCCTAAGCCCTAGCCTCAGCCTTGCCCTAGCCTTGCTTGCCCTAGCCCCTCCCTTGCCTTGCCCCTGCCCTGCCCTCAGCCCTAGCCTCAGCCTTGCCCTAGCCTCAGCCCTCAGCCTTGCCCCTGCCCTGCCCTGCCCCTAGCCCTGCCTTGCTTGTATCGGCTTACCCTCTTGCTTTTATCGGCTTGCCCTAGCCCCTGCCCTGCCTCAGCCCTTGCCCCTGCCTAGCCGTAACCCCTGCCCTCAGCCTCAGCCCTCAGCCCTCAGCCCTCAGCCCTCAGCCCCTGCCTTGCTTGCCTCAGCCCTCAGCCCTCAGCCCCTGCCTTGCTTGCCTTAGCCCCTGCCCTGCCCCTGCCCTAGCCTTGCTTGCCTTAGCCCCTGCCCTGCCCCTGCCCTAGCCTTGCTTGCCCTAGCCCTGCCCTCAGCCCTCAGCCTTGCCCTAGCCTCAGCCCTCAGCCTTGCCCTAGCCTTGCTTGCCTTAGCCCCTGCCCTGCCCCTGCCTTGCTTGCCCTAGCCTTCAATTTTCGATCGAAACTTGTTATGAAGCTGTTATCAAAATGTTATGCGACACGCTTGACATACTCACCGTATAGCCTTAGTGTTGTAAGTAGTTAGGCAAGTTGCCTGACTTACTAAATGAAATGAGATTAGAAATGACTAAAACAACTAAGCCAATGGTTTATGTAATGAGAAGACTAGCCGCATCTGTCATTATCACCCCTGCCTTTGCTGGTGCCTATGTTATAGGCTATGCTCTAATGGTTGCTTGGGGTGCTGGACAGGCTCACACTCTAGACGAGGTTATTGCCTACGGCTTGATAGGTGGAGCCTTAGTTAGTCTGGCTTTTGTGATTTACCCTCTACTAAGAGATTAGATTTTAGATTAGCCCCTTACTTATGTAGGGGGCTAATCTTTCTCTAAAAGTCTAAGGTTTACTCTCATTTACCCTTAGACACTAACCCCCTTAGCCTTACTAGGTTAGGGGGTTTAGTTTATCTAAGCCTAAATAGTCCACCACTCTTGCGACCTGCGTCTATCTTTCGGCTTGCCATCGATTTAGCAGTTATCTTTCCACCTGTAAAGCCTGAGGGTGGCTTGATAAGTAGGGCAGTCATAGCGTGGACTAGAGCATCAACTCTGTCAGGTGACTTGCCCTCGCCTGGAATCCAAGAATACATCTGAGATTCTAGATCGGCTAAGAACCCCACGTGGTGAACTCTGCCTTGCTCATAAGCCAATGTAACAGGCTCAGCTCTAAGAGCCTTACCGTATTTGCTATGGACCTCAAGAACTACAATGTTTGGATCAATAGTGTGAATAGCATTCTTTACTAAGGCTCCACCTTGGTTCACCTCAGCAACAACAGGGCAACCCCATTTTCGAGCCATCTCGACTACCTTCTCTGCCCACACTGTAGGCGAGCCTAGAACACTTGCATCCTCAAGGACCCAAGCCTGACGCTTATAGAGGTCCCTCTCAGCAGTGGCAGAGCATACAACTATGCCGCACTCATCTCTAGGGTTCTCAGCAACGCTAGGGTCAACTCCAATAATCCTTAGTGGAGTCCCTAAAGGCATACCTGCTTGTCTACCCAAGTCAATGAGCTCTGCTGTCCACAATGCGCCCTCAACATCATCAAGCATCTCTCCATAGATTTCCTGCTGAGCAAGACGGGTTCCAGCATAGACTCCAGTGATGGCATCAAGATAAGCACCAGAAAGGTTACCTGAGTTGTCAAGAGTAGAACCACGGGTAATAACTACGCGACCAGTCTTTGCTTCTTCAATCAACTTGTAGAGTAGTGGCACTCTCTTAGGTGTAGTAGTAACCATGATCTTAGGTTGGGCACCAAGACGGGTACCAACACGAAGGTTATCAAAAGCAGTCATACCAGCAGCATCAGGTGTCTGTCTCCAAGCAGCTATCTCATCCCCCCAGGCATGAGTGAACTGAGGTCCACGAAGTGAGTCAGGCTCATCAGCAGTAAAACAAGTAGCCGTATTACCATTAGGCCAAGTCAGTCTTCTCTTTGATGGCTCATACAATGGCCTCTCGCTAGGTGGAGTTACATTCATAATCCCAGACTCACCTTCGACGATAACGTCACGCACATCGGCTGCTGTTCTAGCAACAAGAGCAAAGCGTCTCTGGCCTGTAGTTGTGTGCTTAGCTTCTTCACGAACCCACTCAGCAGCAGTTCTAGTCTTACCAGCACCACGACCGGCTATGTAAGCCCAGATGTTCCATTCACCTTCAGGTGCCTGCTGCTCTGGCCTACCCCAGACTGACCAGTCCCACATAAGTGAGTCCGCATCCATACCGGATAGAACTTTAGCCTGCTCCTCAGGTGGGAGCATCGCGATCTGCTCCATAATACTTTTAGCCATTTAGTCTCCTACATCCATGATAGTAGAAACGGCCCCGCATTAGCAGGACCGCTTCTAAAGTGTGTAACTTAGCCAAGCACAACGCGAACATTCGGGTCACCCTCAAACAGTGCAGTAAAGGTTTCCGCATTCATAAGACCATCGCCAACAATGTTGTTGTTAGCCTGGAATACAGCTACCGCTTGCTTAGTTAGATCCCCATAGTAACCGGCTTTGACTAGACCATCTTGCAATAGCTCTAGCTCGATCAGCTTACGCTGAACGTGATACACAGTTAGAGATCTGCGGTTAGCATCATTCTTGTATACACATGAAGATAGGACTACATCATCGACTACACCTGTCCCAACCACAGCTGGGCCAGCAGGGGTAGGCAAGTAGTTCTCAATGTCTTCTCTAGTTACCGCAACTGGTGTAGCATACTTAGGATCTTCAACCACAACTGCAGGAGCTACCGCTTCTTCAACTACAGGCTCGATGATCTCTTCAACTACCGCTTCTTCAATAGTCTCAGGTTCATCGACTACAACTTCTTCAACGATCTCTTCGACCGCATCTGGTTTTTTCTCTGCCATAAGGCCTCCTTTGTAAGATTAGATCTCTATTATACCCGTTGAGCAAGTATAGCCATTGAGATGGATGTAAGTGCAAATACAACTGGAAGTGTTGGAGATCCAATGCTAGCTACCGCAAGCACTACAGCAACTACCGCAAGCACTACAGCTATAACTGAGATCCACACGATGTCTCTAAGTTTAATAAACCAACCTGGCATTACTTGACCGCTTTCTTCTTAGCTGCAGCTGGTAGCACCGCATTTGATTTTTCTAGCTTGGGAGCCACTACTCCAAGAAGTACTGGCAACTCTATAGCTTTTTTGCGATAAATAAGTTTGTACACTACTGCAGAGACAACTCCAGCAGCTAATGCCAGTGCTCCTAAAATGATAAATGTTTCCATGTTACTCCTCTATATCTGAGATGAACTCGGCATTGTCAACCGTATTCTTTAGGACAAGACTAACCAGGGTCAGCCCAACTAAGGCGACTAGACTCACCGCAATGATTATAAAAGTTATAGGCAATATGAATACAGGTAGCAGTTCCATTAGTCATCCTTTCGTATGTATTAAAATTCTATCGCGTGTTCAAAAAGGTGAGAAGGCCCCCGCATCATAAATGGGGGACCTTCTCTAAATTTAGATCAATGTATGATCCGCTAAGCAGCTAATAGCTGTTCCACCTTAGTGTGTTTGAGTTACCAGTCTAACAAACCTGATCTGGCTATTCTTATAGACAGACAGTGGCTCGATGACAGTTGTCTTGCGTTGCTGGTGAGCATGAACTATCTTGCCATCTCCGATATACATAGCAGAGTGATAGAAGTTGGTGCTTCCCGGGTACGCGAACACAACGATGTCTCCGAGCACAGGGCGAGATACCCTGGTGCCCACATGGGCTTGTTTGTTAGCTGAGTGTGGAACATCTAATCCGAACCGGGCATAAGCCCAGCGAACCATTCCTGAGCAATCCCATCCGTAAGGAGAGGATCCAGAGAAAACATATGAAGTCCTGTTAACTCTAGTCTTTAGGTATTTAACTACCTTAACCATCTTGACAGTGTTCCTGACTTTCTTGTCTCTGAAGGCTTGCGCCCTCTGAGTTAAGTCAGAAGCTTTGATGGGCTTAGGGTTTAATACCGGCATTGCTGATATTCCTGGTGTTGCATCTGTCATTACATCATCGGAAGATGCTTTGCTTACTGAAGCCGAGCATCCCACAACAGTTAGAACTGTTGCTATTGATATTGTCGTGAACTTTTTCATTGGCGACCTTACCTTTCCTGGTTAGTTAGCACTGGGGTCGTTATTGTTGGGTTCTCCCGTATGCCATTGTTAAATGACATTCTAAGATTGTAGCACTATTTTAAAGCTACTCGTCCATATTTCTCTCTGATGCGATCATCAAAAGCTTTACAAACTTAAGAACTTCTGGGTCCATAATCTTTTTTTGATGTAAAAAATACTCATACTGCAAGTCAAGATTCTCTTCCAAGGTCATCTCTTTAGGATCAAGATTTCCCTGTTTGTACTCTTGATAAGCGGTATTTAGTTTAGGGCTCGGTATCTCCATAGCACACTCCAATCTAAATCCATTCTACCGTAACAGATTTATAACGATCTTACGCCCTGTTTAACTGTAATCATAGGGGCAACACCCGGATAGACTCTAATTATGAAAGAATTTGATGAGAAAACTTTAAATGGAGTACGAGCAGTACATTCTGCAGGAGAGCTTCCAGAGCACCACTCAAACTACCTACATGATATAAAAAATCTATATGGGTTTACTCCAAAGACGGTATATGATATCGGCTCTTGTGTCTTACATTGGACTGCTGAAGCTGAAAAGACCTGGCCAGGGTCTGAAATAATCTTATTTGATGCTACTGACATATTTGAACCGCTTTACATAGAAAAGAACTATAAGTATCACATCGGAGTCTTAAGTAATGAAACCGGCAAGACAGTAAGCTTCTTTCAAAACAATAAATACTTTGCTGGTAACTCGTATTATAGAGAAAATCCATTATACAATTACCATGCTAAATTCCTATTTGACGATTCTAAAATTGTAGAACTTCAAACAGAAACTTTAGATTCGGTAGTTAGCAATAACAAATTCAATTCCCCGGATCTAATAAAGATTGACGTCCAGGGAGCAGAGCTAGACGTTCTTATGGGAGCCACAGAAGTTATAAAGTCTTGTCGGCATTTGATAATAGAGCTTAGAAATGTTGAATACAACATTGGATCACCGGAGAAAGAAACAATAATTGAGTATCTAAAATCTATCGGCTTTGAAAACCAGGGGATGTTTTGTGATAACGGTTTAGACGCGGACTATCACTTCATAAGAAAAGACTAGCCTGGAACTCTGTCCCTGGTCGCCCTGGCCGGCATAAAAATAATCCCCCTGGCTCTCACCTGGGGGACTACTCTTAGCTGGCTAACTAGCCAAATACTATTTCACCGAACATAGCAACCTGGACAATAACATCCGTATCAGTCGCGTCATAATCAACGTCACTAGGGTCGCTAATGATTGCCTGGCAGACTGACTTAGTTGTCGGGTTCACCTTTACTTCACCGCTAGCAAGCTTCCTGGTAGCGTCTAGCAAATCCTGGTAAAAGATTGTCTTACTGATTACACCGGCAGTTTCATCAACGCAGTCCGGTAATAAAGTGATCTGGTAAGTCTGCTTCTCTATGCTGTGCTCTGCTGTATCAGCCCAATAGTCAATAGACATACCCGCATCATCAACTATCATCTCAAACAGTTCTAATTGTTCCTGGTTCATTTTTTTCTTTCTGCCAGGGGGTTTTTCCTGACTACTAAAACATTACCAGCTCCGCCTGGAAATAGTCAAATAAATAAATAATTATTTCCGCGTGTCTAATAATTCATCCTGGCACCAGGTTCCAGGTCGTCCCTGGATTTTTAGATCCTGGCACCAGGTCGCGCCTGGTAAAGATAAATCCCCCGGTATCTCTACCAGGGGACTTATCGGCAACCAGGTTATTCTAATAACCCGGTGTCCTGGTCGCTGTGGCTACAACTCCAAGCCCAATCGTTACGGAAAATCTTGGTTCTGTCCCAAGCTTCATTCTCGTAGCACCTGCCGCAAATCTCGCACTGAGTAAAAGTCTCTCCATTAGAAAGTCTTACTAGGGTTGATGTTGTCTGTAAGTAAAACATTTTTTCTCATTTCCGCTAGGTGGTTTTTCCTAACTACTACTAATTTAGTGTGTCCGTATAGCAATAGTCAAGTTTATTTAGAAACTTTTTTATCGCGTGTTTCTAGATCGCAAAAATCTAATTTTTATCCAGAAACTCCCGTGTGTTCGGCAGAATACCCTGTGGCTACAAGGCACTAAAACTAATGTTCCGTAGTCCTTAGGTTCTTTCAGTAGCCCCCTAGCAAACAGTTCGGCTTGCTCGGCATCTCCCTTTTGCTCTATAAACATAATCCCCCCTAGTCTATCTCTGGATAGTAAGGGGTTGGGTCGTAGCAACCCTCGCAGTAGCCAGTCTTGGCATTAGCCGTATAGCGTTCAGTATCGATTAGAGGGTTCTCGGCAGTAATCAATTCATCACAACTAGGGCAGACTTCATTAGTTGCTGGCAGTCCAACAATTTTAGCAACCTTGTTGATGTCCAAAAAGTTTTCCATTTTTCTCATTTCCGTTCGGCAACTTACCTAACTACTAAAATCCTACCAGCACCAAATAAAAATTATCAAGTATTCGGCAAACTATTTTTTTCAGCGTGTCCTGAGCTCAGGGAAGTAAAACTAAATCTCTACCAGCAAGCCAGCAAGGGCTCAGTTTCTCGATCTAGTGGAGAATACTCGGCAAGCAAAAAACCCCCAGCCTTGCGACTGAGGGCTTTCTACTAGCAGGGCTTAGGGTTCTCTAGTCAAGTCCAAAACTAACTCGGCAGACATATCTCCAGTCCAGACAATCTCAATATCAGGGTGACTGTCCACATAATCAGGTTCAGGGTAGCCAATGAAATCATCTCCAATAATCTCGTTATCTTCTCTAACCTGATCCATAGCATCATCTTCACTCTCGGCAGTAACTACTCCCATTAGTTCAATGTTTCTAAGTTCACAATCTCTGTCATATCCGTATGGATAAATCTCAATCCACCAGAATACTTTGTAATCTTGCTTGCTCATTTTTACTCCGTAACTGCTAGGCACTTTACCTAACTACTCCAACTTTAGCATTTCCAAATGGAAATAGTCAAGCGTGTCTCAAATAATTTTTATTTATTTTTCGATCTCCAGAAAGCAAAAAGTGAGCCTTTTAGACACTTGCTCAGGTGTGTATATTTATCAACCACAGGAACATATCCTGCTCTGCCACATTCACCGCAAGTTGATTATTTTTGGTGTTTGTGTGGAGCAGTTTCAACACTTGCTCAGGTGTTCGGCAGGGGGAGAAATGAGAGAAACCCCTTGCCAAGTTTATCGGTGTCTAAAATTCTTTCTGAGCTTCGGCAGTAACTCAATAACCGCAAGCAATAGACCGGCAAAAAGCAGTAAGAACGCCAGCCCAAACCACAAGAGAACACTCTCAAAGTTTCCGGTAGTGATCCCAAAATAGAAACCTCCACCGGCAGAATAAAGCCCTAGAGCAAGCAGTAGCAACTTCATTAGTTCCCCTTGCCATAGGCACTAATAGCAAACCACAGGCTCGCAATAGTTCCAATTACTAATCCGTGATAAAAGTATTCTCTAACTGACAGACTAGGCTCAGCACCCCAAGCAACCATTAGAGCAATAAGCACAACCCACAGGCAAGCAACCACAGGGGTAATGACAATACCGGCAAGTAATCTCCTAAATACATACTTCATTTTTATCTCCGTATCTGTTAGGCAACTTACCTAACTAATCCAAGTCTAAGGTTTCTAAGTTCTCGGTGTCAAGGTTTTTAGTTGAGCCTTTTTATAACTTGCTCAGGTTCGGCACTTACTTTACTTTCTCGCCAATTGCGATCAGTAATTCAGTTGGAGATACTTCCAGCTCACGACACAATACAGCCAAAGTATTTGACGGAATGTGTCGCTGATTGTGAAAGTATCGGCTCAGGCTAGATTTCTGTAAGCCTGTTGCGATAGCAAATTGGTTTAGAGATTTGTATCCCTGTTGCTCGTAGCGAGCAATAAACCAAGTCCAAGTATCAACTTTTTTTCCCATTTTTTCACCTCTTTTCGTTTTGATGTTTTCAGTTTAGTTGCTGTTTGGAAACTTTGTCAAGTTTATCGGCAAACTATTTTTTCGTCTTTTTATCTCTTGCTCTACTATCAAGCTTGCCAGCATACCAACTAAGTCGGTGTCCTGTATTCATAAACTTACCAGCAACACTTCTAAGCATTTTTGCGATCTTGTTTCTCACTCGGCACTCTCCCTTGCTCGCTTAGTGTTTGCTTTTAGTATCTCGTAGCGTTCAGCTCGCCACTCTTTACACTCTCGGCACTCTTGTTTATGTGTGTTCTCGCCAATAGATTTTACTTCGGTAAGTTTCCCGCAAGACCAGCAAGCAATTTTAGATTTTCTGTCGTTCATTTTTACCTTTACAGATCGAGATTTGAGCCTTTTAGACACTTGCTCAGGTGTAAGGATTAGTTGTTAGTCATCCCCGAAACTAACGCTGTTGTTCTCGCCACATTCGGCACACTCAACATCTACATCTCCAGACCTGCCACCAACGATAACATCTATGTTCTCGTTCTCAACTTCACACTTACCGCATTCAAAGCTGACGCTAATCTCTCGTTCATCATCCCAAGGGGTCGCTGTTCTCCAGCCATCATAACCGCCACCAATGTCGTAACTGCTCATTTTCATCTCCGTATCTGTTAGGCAATTTACCTAACTAACTCCACATTACTATCTCCGTATAGAAATAGTCAAGTATTTAGATTATTTATTTTTCGGTGTGTCGCAAATAAATCTCGATCTAGTTTTCGATTAGAACTTTCTCAATAAGAACATCAGCAAAGTCCCCGAACTTTCTGTCGGTAAGGTCAAGTCCGTCATTATCTTTTATCCCCTGAATTGCCAGCTCAACTACTCTGTTGAAGTCGGTGGTATTGCTATCAACAGAAGTGATTAGGGTTGTGTAATCGGTAACTAGGGTAACTGTGTATCTAAACATTGTTTCTCTTTTCTATTAGGTGATTTATCTAACTACACTACTAACTTACTATCTCCGTATAGAAATAGTCAAGCTTGTCGGCAACTAATTTTTATCGTGTCGCAAGTCGCTTTTCAGCTTTCTAACTTTTCCCCTGATCGTGATTTTAGTTTCCCAAGAGATTAGCCCTAATCTCATACCAATAATTACAAGCTCGGTATCTTTACCCTGCTGAAACTTGTCTAGTTCGGCAATTCTTTCAAGGGTTATCGGTGTTCTTTTGTCGTTCATAGTTTCCTTTTGTCTGGTCGTTTTGTGTCGCTACCTAATAGAACACTCTTACGCCTGTGTTTATTCCCCAACTTCTAAATCTTTTTTCCGGCAAGCATAAACCCCCATAATCGTTTGATTACAGGGGATTAGGCTTAGGGCTTGTTACTAAGAGATTACGGCAAGCGTTCCAAAGATGAGCGTTGTCGGTATTGTGAATAAACCTAACGGAATAGATGTTCCAGAAACAACTTTGCCCCTAAGAACTAATACGGCAACAACAAGAAAAGCGATCCCGAAACTCGTTACAAGTGTGATTAGAAAGTGAAGTGGAGAAAACCAACTAATCGTCAATGCCACGCCAAAGAATAGCTTTACATCTCCCATACCGATTAGACCAGCATAGTTAGCAACTATTCCAATAATGCCTATTGTAAAGGCGATAATGACGGCATAGCCAAACCTAAGCCACTCACCAGAAACGGCACTTGCTATAAGTCCAGCAAAGAAAGATAAAACTATAAACGGCAGAATAGTTTTGTTCGGTAGTCGGTGTTCCTTGTAGTCCGTAACTAGCAAAGGGATAGCCATAACTGCCAGATAAACCAACGGCACTACTGCGATAAGTGTTTCGTTCATTTGAGTTCCTTACTCTCATTTAGGTTAGGCACTTTACCTAACTACTCTCTACTTTACTAAACCTGTTCGGGAATAGTCAAGTCTTTCAGGTGTGTTTCTTTTACAAGATAGACAATGACTACATCTCCATCTGCGTAAGTCGCAACGCTATCGGTAAATGTCCAATTGCGAGCTTTGTCTATGTCTAGCCAAGACAATTTTCCGGTGTTGTCTTTCAGGGCAACGCTGTTAGTTTGTAGTTTCCCTACTGTCCTAACCTGATCTAGAAACTTATGAGGTTTCTCCTCACCTGTCTTTCCGTCTAGGTATTTTATAGTTGTTAGGGTCGTATTAGGTTTGGCTAATACCCTTTTGAAGTCGGCAAGTGTTTTCATAGCCCCATCTCTTTCTTGTATTCGGCAAACTCTAACTGAACTTCGGCTATTCCAATTTTCAACTCGTTAGCCTTTTTGTCGGCTTGTTCAAGCTGTTCCAATAATCTATTTAGAAACTCTACATCTTTGTTAGGTGTCTTGAATTGCTCGGCAATACCTTCCAATAAAGACAACAACCCTGCTCGTCTTAGTTTCAAGTCGGCAAGCTTGACTTTTAGTTGCTCAAACTGACTATCCATTTTTTTTTCCTTTTCTCTCGGTGTAGTTCTAACTTACCTTATCGGCATACGCTAACGCAAATTGTTCGGCAGTATAAGTTTCTCCGTCATACCGAACTGAGCCTGTGTCGGCATTTACAACAACAACAGGGTTATCGTCATAAGTGTCGTTAGGTTCAGCGTTTACTGCTCTAATGCCGAAACTCAACTCTCCGTCATAGTTTCCTAACTTTGCGTATTCATAAAATAGCTGTGCTGTTAGATAACTTGGATCGCCAATTCTGCCTGTTCTCTCTAACACATTAGCAACTGCCTTAGCGTTATCTGTCCCTGACCAATGCCCATAAAGCTCTATCGGTGCGTCAAACTGTTCGCTTGTAATGTGAATGGTTGCTCTATCGCCCATTTTTATTTTTCCTTTTTCTCTCGGTGGTTTATTTTTTGGTGCTAACTAATCTAAACATAGATTAGAGATTTTCGCAAGCTTGTCTAAGCGTTCTCGTTACAGATTTCGCAAGGCTCGTTATCATCACTAGAAACTCTGGCGTGGTCGTTCTCAATAAACCACTTTACAAAATCAAGCATAGAATTATCGCTAGTTAGGCTCTCAACGCTTTCTAGCAAGTGTTCATCAGCTAGTCCGGCAACATCAACCATAAGTAGTTCATCACCCCCATAGTTTCCGTCTGCTGTGAAGTAAAAGTTTTTTGGTGTGAAGTCGGTAAAGTCCGTCATTTGTTTTTCCTTTTCTCTTTCTACAACTCTAACAGGTTTGCCCGATTTACGATCCATTTCATAGCAACTCCGTAAGCAATACGCTTGGCGTCTGCTAGGTTTCTAAACGCTAAGTTCTCGGTAATAAAGCTCTCTTGATAACCCTTTTCCCAAAAGTGTAGTTTCTTTGCGACAAATAAAATCTGCTCAGTATAGACATCAAATCTCCGGTGTGGATTTCCCTTGTGTAGTAAGTCAATAATGAACTCTACATCTTCGGCTGCTTTTTGAGTGGTTGCTAGTTCGGTCATTTCATTTTCCTTTTTCTCAATTTATTCGGTGCTAACTAATCTAACCATAGGTTTCTAAGATTAGTCAAGCTTATTTACCGGTGTGTTCCCTAAATAAAAATAAGCCTTTTAGACACTTGCTTAGGTGTGGAGCAAGAGAGAAATGAGAGAAAACTCTTGCTCGTTGGCAGTAGCGTTAGGGGGGACTAACTGCCAAGCTTATTT